ATTATCTGGTATAGCTAAGGCTGGTAAATCAAGCAAAGCTTTGCCAATACAAAAAGAGATGTATAGAATTCAAGGTGACACATATAATATGTTACAGCCAACAAACAAGTATGACTTAGAAGATTTACCTATAGATTATGAAAAATTAACTAAAACACAACAAAATTATAGAGGATATTCTTATGAACAAAAATTTAATCAAATTGACTTAAATCCAGAAGACATAGATGATATTAAAAATTGGGTAAGTGGAGATTTAAGCAAAAAAAATAAATCACAAGAGTATATAGAAGATATAAATCCATTTATTAAAAATTTAGAAGTAACTGGCTTAACGTTAAATTCACAAGCTTTTTTACGTAAATTTGCTGATAAGAATGACAATATAAAGGTTTACAGATACCTTAATATTGGCGAAGGTGGCGGAACAAAACTTAATCCAGAAAAAGGCATAGTTAGCACTACAATAGATCCACATCATGCCGTAGGACAAGGATTAATCGAAAAAACTAAAAATATTGTAGAAGCTACAGAAGATTATGTGCCACCAAGCTTGATTGCTGATCCATTTGAAAAAACATTTTTACAAGAAAAAGCTTTGAAAGAAGGCACTTTAAAAAGAAGAGATCTGGTTCGTGATACTTACGTATTAGAGTACGAAATACCTATAGAAAAAGTAAAAGCTTATATACCTGCTGTATTTGCATCAATACCAAAGAAAGCTAAACAACGATATGTTGAAGAAATGATAGAAAGAGATTATGACTACAATGTTGAAGAAATGATAGAAGAAATGGCAGAAAATCAAGGTGTTGATATAGATGATATTGAAAGATATTATGCAGTAGAAGAAGTGGATTATAGGTATCAATTGTCAGATGAATTAGAGTTTGAGTTAACTGATAACGAACTAGAATCTGAAGTAATAGCTGATCTTAAAAATATTCAACCAACTGCGATCTACAATATTATTGACAAAGATACTATTAAGTTAGTAAAAGATCCTACTAAAACAAAATTATCCAAAGGAGGTCCAACCGTAATTGATGGCTTACCTGTTGTAAATCCTGTGGCTGACGTTGGTTCAATTACTCCTATATCTCCCTTTGAAATGACTGAAACCTTTGGTGGGCCACTTTATCAAATGTTAAACCCTGGTGCTAAACGAATTGTTGATAAGCTAGGATTACGTGGTCAAGGGTTGTCAGGCATAATGGCTGAAACCTTTGGGCCAGGTGGCAAAATTAAACTCAGTAAAGCAGCTTTAGCAAAGATAAAACCCTTGCTTAAAGAAAGAAAAGTACAGAGAAGGTTTGAAGAAAGTACCGATCCTAATGAAAAACTTGGTGCACAAACAAAAATAAAGCAAATAGAAAAGAAAATAGATAAAATAATAGCAGATGACCAATCCTAATTTTTCGCATCTATCTGATTCTGAGATACGTGAAACTTTAATGTTACAAGAGCGTCTCGCTCTAATAGAACAACAAAAAGAGTGCCAAGGTTCTTTTCTTGAGTTTATTAATTACATGTGGCCAGAGTTTATCTGTGGTCGTCATCACAAGATCTTTGCAAAGAAACTTGAAGAAGTTGCCGAGGGTAAGTGCAAACGGCTAATTATTAACATGCCTCCAAGGCATACCAAGTCTGAGTTCTGTTCTACTTATTTTCCTGCTTGGATTATGGGTAAACAGCCAAACCGTAAAATTATGCAAACTACTCATACAGGCGAGCTTGCGGTTCGTTTTGGCCGTAAGGTCAGAAACATGATGGATACTGAGGAGTATAAAAAAATATTTAATAAAGTAGAACTCCAAGCTGATTCTAAATCTGCTGGTCGTTGGGAAACCAACAAAGGTGGCGAATACTTTGCTGCTGGTGTCGGAGGAGCTATTACAGGTCGTGGTGCGGATTTGCTTATTATTGACGATCCACACTCAGAACAAGATGCACTTAGTCCTACAGCTATGGAGGCTTGTTGGGAATGGTACACCTCTGGTCCTAGACAAAGACTACAACCAGGCGGAGCCATCATATTAGTTATGACAAGGTGGAGTTCGCTTGATTTGACTGAGAGATTGCTTGAAGCCCAAAAAGAAGAACTAGCCGACCAGTGGGATATTGTAGAGTTTCCTGCTATTTTTGAAGAAACAGGTAATCCGCTTTGGCCTGAGTTCTGGGAGTTAGACGAACTAAATAAAGTAAAAGCATCATTACCTACACAAAAATGGAACGCCCAGTGGATGCAAACTCCAACCGCAGAAGAAGGTTCGATTATTAAACGTGAATGGTGGAATACTTGGGAGCATGATTCCTTGCCACCTGTAAAATATATTATCCAAAGCTACGATACGGCTTATAGTAAAAAACAAAACTCTGACTACTCTGCTATCTCTACTTGGGGTGTATTTAATCCAACAGCTGATGATCCAGACTCAATTATTTTACTTGATGCACAAAAAGGTAGATGGGACTTTCCTGAACTTAAACGGATAGCATACGAAGAATATAAATACTGGGATCCAGACATGACTTTGATTGAAGCCAAAGCATCTGGTACACCACTAACGCATGAACTTCGTAGGCTTGGTATTCCTGTAGTAAATTATTCTCCTACCAGAGGCCATGATAAATCTACTCGTATGCACTCGGTTGCACCCATATTTGAATCTAATCTAGTTTGGGCACCACAAAGAAAATTTGCTGAAGATATGATAGAGGAGTGTGCTGCATTTCCTTTTGGAAAAAATGATGATTTATGTGATACTATGACTCAAGCCCTGATGCGATTTAGGGAAGGTGGTTTAGTTTCTTTGCATGATGATTACTTAGAAGACTCTAGGCCAGTAGTTAAAAGGGCATATTACTAATGGCAATAGAAAAAGAACCAAACACTATACCAAACTCACAAAACACCCTAGAGGGTACCGAAGATATGCAGGTTGCTATCGAAGCAATCGAAGAAGCTGGCCAAGAAGATTTTGAAATGCAGGAGGACGGTAGTGCTGTATTAGGTGGTATGGAGGATATGCCAATTGATACCGACTTCGACAGTAATATTGCTGAACTTTTAGATGACGATACTCTAAACGGTATTGCAATTGAATTAAACGCTGGAATCGAAAAAGATAAGTCTTCTCGTGAAGATTGGGAAAAAACTTATACAGACGGACTCAAATACTTAGGCATGAAGTTTGATCAAGAGAGATCAGAACCTTTTGAGGGAGCCTCAGGTGTCATACATCCTCTGTTAGGTGAAGCCGTAACAAACTTCCAGGCTCAAGCCTATAAAGAACTTTTACCTTCAAATGGACCCGTTAAAACTCAAGTAGTTGGCAAGTATGACGTTATTGTAGAAGAACAAGCTCAAAGGGTATCTGATTTTATGAATTATCAGATTACACACGTAATGGAAGAGTTTGATGAAGAGCTTGATCAAATGTTGTTTTACTTACCTTTAGCTGGTTCTGCGTTCAAAAAAATATACTATGACGAAGCATTAGGTCGTGCTGTATCTAAATTTATAGCTCCAGAGGATTTAATCGTGCCTTACTTCTCAACTGACCTAGAATCGTGCCCTAGAATCACAAATGTAGTCAAAATGCCTGAAAATGAGGTAAAAAAACTGCAAGCTATAGGTTTTTATAGAAAAGTAAAGGTAGCAAGCGTTGACAATACCGAATATAGCCAGGTTGAAGAGGAAATAAACGAGTTATCAGGCTTAGAACCTAGTTACGATACGGGTGAAGTATCGGTTTTATACGAAGTACACTGTAATTTAGAGATTGATGGCTTTGAAGATATTGACGAAATGGGTGAAATGACAGGTGTAAAGCTCCCATATATCGTTACAATTGACTCAAATACTAATAATATCCTTAGTATTTACCGTAATTACAAGCAAGCAGACCCATTACGTAAGAAAATAGAGTATTTTGTGCATTTTAAGTTCTTGCCAGGCCTAGGATTCTATGGTTTTGGCTTAACTCACATGATTGGAGGCCTTTCTAAGGCATCTACCAGCATTTTAAGGCAGTTAATAGACGCTGGCACTCTTGCAAACTTACCTGCTGGGTTTAAAACACGTGGTATTAGGATTAGAGATGAAGATACACCAATACAACCAGGCGAATTTAGAGATGTAGATGCTCCAGGTGGCTCATTACGTGAATCTATCCAACCATTACCGTTTAAAGAGCCAAGCGGTACTTTATTGAACCTTTTAGGCATATTAGTCAACGCAGGACAAAGATTTGCATCTATTTCTGAAATAAATGTTGGTCAAGGAAATCCAAATGCTCCTGTAGGCACTACATTAGCCTTGTTAGAGAGATCTACGAAAGTTCTGTCAGCCATACATAAAAGGTTACATAACTCACAAAAGAAAGAATTTAAGATACTTTCTAATGTTTTTAAAGAGTATTTGCCAGATGAATATCCATACAACGTAGCAAACGCTAATAACAGCATAAAATTAACAGATTTTGATGATAGAGTAGATATATTCCCTGTATCTAATCCTGATATATTTAGTCAGTCGCAACGTATAGCTATGGCACAAGAGATGATGCAATTAGTGCAATCTAACCCAGAAGTACACGGCCCTGCAGGAATATACGAATCTTACAAAAGAATGTATGCAGCCATAGGGGTTGATAATATAGAACAAATATTAGTGCCGCCTCCACAAACAGAGCCACAACCTATTGAAGCTGGCTTTGAAAACAACAAGTTATTGCTTGGTAATCCTGCAAAAGCGTTTCCAGAACAAAATCATGATGCACATATAGCAACACACATGAGTTTACTTAACACACCACCTGTGCAAATGAACGCACAAGTACAAGCTTTGATACATTCACATATTATGGAACATTTGCAGATGAAAGCAGACATCTTAGCTCAACAACAAATGCCACCTGAAGTGCTACAACAGTTGCAACAAATACAACAACAAGCACAACAGGTTAGTCCAGCAGAACAAGGTATGTTACAACAAGAAGCAAATAATGTATTAGCTCAGTTTTCAGCTCCAATAATGTCAGAGTTAGTTGCTGACTATACTGCAAGAATACAATCACCAGAAGATGAAGATCCACTTGTAGCAATAAGAAAACAAGAACTAGCACTCAAAGGTCAAGAGTTAGCAATTGAACAACAACAATTTGTAGCACAAGAAAGACGTAAAGAACAAGACGCTGCAAGAAGGGCTAGGATTGATAGAGAAAGAATTGCTACCTCAGAAGATATAGCAGAGATGCGTGATGATACTGCTAGAGCAAGACTTGATCAGCAACGTATGTTAAAAAACCTTGACTTAATAAATCGTAATTAATGCCAGCAAAAGTCAAAGGACACGGCGTATTTAAGATTGATAGCCAACGTAGAAAAAGCAAAAGAACTTCTATAGGTGATAGTAAAAACACTTATCCAAAAAGCAAACAAGCAAAAAAACAATATAAAAAATATGCAGGGCAAGGTAAATAAACTTGCAAAATAATTTTTTACTCTACATAATATGACCCATGTATAAAAGAACAGAAATAAATCAACAGAAAACTCCAAAAGTATTAACAAACAAAAATGGCTACAGCAACAAAGGCACAGGTCCTTTGAAAACTAATGCAGGCACTTTTGATGGTAATACAAAACCAAACCCAGGAATGGGCAAAGGCAAATCCAGAGGTATGGGTATTGCTGAGTTTGGCGGTAAGTTTTCTGGAATTTATTAATGGATTCGATTTGGCTTGCTAAAAAATTTCTAAAAGAAATAGAAGCTAGAAGAGAAGACACAAAAGACGCTATGCTCTCTGGGTGTAACGACTTTGCACAATATGAATACTTGCGTGGGCGGTACAGTTCTCTCGCTGACGCAGAAAATATATTTAGAGAGCTGCTAGGAAAAACAGAAGATGACATCAAAGATACAGGTACCTGAACATATAGCCAAGGAACTTGAGGCCGAACAAACACCCCCACAAGAAGAAGTAAAAACACCCTACGTTAAAGAGTCAGCTAGGGTATTGGATCCAACATTAATAGAAAAATCAGTTTTAGAGCGTATGCCACAGCCTACAGGCTGGCGGATACTTATCTTACCTTATGCAGGTAAGGGAGTAACAGATGGTGGCATACAGTTAGTTCAGTCTACAGTTGATCAACAAAGGTTATCTACCGTTGTTGGTTATGTGGTAAAAATGGGTCCAGATTGCTATCAAGATAGATCTAAGTTTGATGGTCCCTGGTGTGAAGAAAAACAATGGGTATTGATAGGCAGATATGCTGGTGCTCGCTTTAAACTTGGTGATGAGTCCGAATGTCGGATCATTAATGATGATGAAGTGATTGCCACTATACTTGATCCTACCGATATTCTTGCAGTATAAAGGAGAATAAATGTCTGAAGAAGCATTAAAACAAGAAGAAGTTATAGAAGACGGGGGCGAGGTTATTGACTTAGATGAGGCTGTAGAAACTACAGCGGAACCAGTTGCAGAAGCTCCAGAACCAGAAGTTTCACAAGAAACTGCTGAACCAGAAGTAGAGGCAGCAGAAAATAATGAAGAAGAATTAGTAGATTATTCTGATAAAGTTCAAAAAAGAATAAATACTTTAACGAGAAAACTAAGAGAAGCTGAAAGAGGACAAGACTCTGCATATGAATACGCTAAAAATTTAGCTGAAGAAAACGCCAGACTAAAAACTACAGCACAATCTTTACAACAAACTACATTTGATGAGTCTGCGACAAGATTGGAATCACAAAAGGCACAAGCTATGGCTTCTTTACAGAAAGCTCATGAAGTTGCAGATTATGAAAAAGTTGCACAAGCTCAAGATGTATTGGCTAAAATAGCTGTGCAGGAGCAAAAAGTAGTAGAAGGCAAGCAAAGAATTGAGCAAATGCAAAACGTGCAGACTCCAGTAGTACCACAACCAGTTCAACAACAAACTGGATTCAATTCAAAAATGCAAGATTGGATTGATGACGGTAATGAATGGTTTTTGAATAATGCACTTATGCATCAATCAGGAACCCAAATTCACGAAGATTTAGTTACTGAGGGTTTTGTCGTTGAAAGTGACGCATATTTTAAAGAAGTAGATAAAAGAATTAGGGCAAAACATCCAGAATACTTTAATACTGAGATTAAATCTAAACCGTCACAAAAGGTGGCTTCAGCTGGTAGAGTAAGCGGTAATGCTTCAAATAAGCAAGTTAGGCTCTCTCCTAGTGAAGTTCAAATGGCAAAAAAATTAAACGTACCTTTGAAAGAGTACGCAAAATATGTTAAAAGGTAACTAATATGACAGATAATACTGATTCAAAAAACAGAACATCACGTTCTGCCGACACTCGAGCTGAGAAAGTAGCTCGCAAACCTTGGAGCCCACCATCTAAGTTGGATGCTCCTGCAGCACCTGAAGGTTATACTAACAGGTGGATTAGAGCCGAAACCGTAGGCGTAGAAGATCGAGGTAACATTTCTGATAGATTGAGCGAGGGATTTGAACTCGTTAGATTTGAAGAACTAGATGAAGTCGATCAAAAAAAATACACCAGTATGGAAGATGGCCAACACGCAGGAGTTGTAAAACGAGGTGGTTTGCTATTGGCGAGGATTCCTAATGAAACACGTGA